GTCATACCCCATCTTAGGTTTACGAGCATCAAAGTCGGCTGCGGCTTTCTTTGTGTAAGAACCCATAGTTGAATTGGAAAGCTCTTCTAGTTCTTCGACTTCTTCGTTTGCCAGTTTCTTGACAACATACTTGCCGCCGGCTTGGTCGATAGAATTGCCACGCTTGGCATGAGCATCTGCCTTTACCTTATCACTAAAGATTGAAGAACTATTGACATGCTCGCCCTTCTTGTTATAATAGTGAACCTGAAACTTTTCATCAAGTTCGACTTCTTCGTTTGACAACTTAGCAGCAATCGCCATCTGGCGGCGCTTTTCGTCCGACTTGCCCTTGAATTGAGGAGCATCGGAGTCCTGGAAGTCCTTGATGACATCACCCATCTTGGCTTTCGCCATGTTGATGCGCTCTTGAAGTTGCTTATAGGTCTTCATCGGTGTCCTCTATTTCTTCTAAATCGCCATGGTCATTTTCGTCGGTGATTTCGTAGTGATCGAAATCTTCAACATCATTATCTTCTGGCGTGTCGTTATAAATTCCGGCTGCCATATCTTGTCGCATTTGATCTAACTGTTCGCCTGCTTTAAGGTCCATAATATCATTAAAAACTTGTTCAGCATCTGCAAAGGTGCCGCTTTCAATGTTATTTATTAAGTCACTAATGTTACTGTTGTCCATCATCTTGTCCTTGATTTTGCTGTTGAACCTCTGCTGGAGGTTCGCCTTCTAGTGGTGAATAGTCGGGCGGCGAAACTTCAGGAGGACTTGCATCATTTTGCTTCTTAATCTCTTCAATTTCGTCGTCTGACAATTTAAGAATTTTATCTTGAACATATTCTTTACTATACATTGTGCCGATAAACGGTGCAACACCTTGAAGAATTTCAACTCTAGATTGTAGAATTTGTTGTTCTTTGGATTCTGTATAGAAAGCATCTGTTGCAAAAACATACTTGATATTATATCTCATCTTTTCCCAGTCGGCCTCGGTAATGATACCTTTGAGAATAAGTTGTGTCTTTAGTAGATCATCAAATAGAAGTGTGAAACGACGGCGCAGTTTAGAAATAAACTTCGTAAACTTCCATTCGTCTCTATTGATTTCGGCAGCACGACCAAAGTTCAGGCCAGTTTGCTGTTCAAGTCTTGACATCGGAACGTTCAACGCTTGATATAGTTTGCGCTGGAAGTATTCAATGTCTCCCATTTCGCCTAGACCCTGACCACCTGGTAGAGTTTCAATCTGTGTTCCTCTGCCACCTTCGCGGCGAGGCAACCAGAAATCTTCAAGCATTGACATAAACTTTTTATCGTCACGGATTTCACCAGTCTGAGAATCGTAAACAACCTTGTTACGATACTGGTTCATGATACCCTTGAGATACTGTTCGGCTTTAATCTTTGGAAGATTGCCAACGTCAACGTAGAATACGCGGCGCTCTGGAGCTCTCGTGATACGATAGATGACTGCGGCATTTTCCATCATACGCAACTGATTTGCTGGGCGAATAGCCTTGTGCAAAAAAGATAACGGCATGTTTCTGTCCATGTCCTTCAAGCCAGAAGGAACAAAGCAGATAGAATCTTTTTCGATGCGCATGGTGGCACCGGCGGTAGAAGAGATAGAGGCAGCTGGCGTGAAAGTTTTGTTTGGAACTAGACCGCGTTCATTGTAGATAAAATATTCTTTAATCTCTTTAATGAACTCTACACCCGTTTTTGTATCCTTTTCTTTTAGGATCTCTCTCATCTTCTTAATTTTTCTTGGGTCAATATAGCGAATGTCTGCTAGACCCTTCTTTAGATTTGCAGTATCAACAACTTTATGGAAGAACAATCTTCCGTCAATGTACCAGTGTCTAAAGTAATCTTGCGCTCTCAGATTGAAGTCCAACATGTTAAGTAGCAGTTGAAATTCATCTTGCACCATTTTTTTAATATTCTTTGACAATTCTACTTCATCAAGATCAATTTTTACTGGAGCTTCATCGTCAAGATTTGCAATTGAATCGTTTACGATATCATCAATAGCAGTATCGATATCTGCCATCATAGAAATCTCACGATACTTACGAATTAATTCTATTTCATTATTTGCGGTGCCGTCGATATCGATGTATGTGCCATAGTAGCCACCGGCTCTGATAGTTTCTACGCCACCATCGTCCGTTGGCGCCACAAACGATTTCTCAGTTTGTGACGCCGTAGACCTTTCAATTTTATAACCAAATATCTGCATTAAATTATCCTAGTTGGATGGAATTATGCAGTCAGATAATGTGAGTAGTTAAAGGTTACGGTGAACTCTTCAATTACGTCATTCTGACCATACTGTAAACCAATTTCCGACATGTTAATCGGGAAAGCATTATAAAGAACATAAGTCATAAGTGGATCGTCATTACGATCTAGATGTTCTACTGACATATCAACTTGATAGTCAATTGGATTTAGAATACCAGTGTTGGCTTCTAAATCATTCATACCATTCATCCATTCTTCGAATGGACGACGAAGTGACATCGCAGTGTCGTTGACAACTGTGATTGTGAACGGATCAAAGATACGCTCACCTGCCAACTTAACTTCGCGGCCGCGGTATTGAATGATTGTTGGGTTTACTGTTGACGCAGGAAGTGCTGCACCAGTAACTAGTAACGAGTATTCTGTATCCGGCACCGAAGAAACGTAGCCTGGGAATGTCAGAATAACACGGAACTGGTTTGGTCTAGCACCGCCAGCCCCTAGTAACCCTTTAAATTTTGAAATATCCATTTATAAATCTCCTATTTCTATTTAGTCGGGTTATTAGGCGCCAACTTCTGTGAACGATACTGAGGTACGAACCGCAACAAAGTTCAGATAGATGAAGTTAATCGAACGTGCTGGCTTGATGTAGATATCAGCAACAAATTCGTTGCGGTCGATAACTTCGCCGGTGTTGTTTGTTTCATCGCAAACAACGCGGAAGTCAAAGATACCACGGCGACCGCGAACGTCACGTAGGAATGGTTCAACCATCGAACGGAACTGTGCGCGACTAAAGACATCGTTGAACTCAAAGAGTTGATACTTGGCCGCAGTTGCGATAGCCTTTTCAAGAACAATGAATAGACGGCGAACATTGATACGGTCGAAGGCGCTTGGCTTAGCAAGAAGTGTCTTATCACCATACAGTAGAGTGCCTTCACCTGGGAAGGTAGCTACTGGGTTAACACCATTCTTATAAAGTGTGTCGCGTTCTGTCTGATTTGGAGACCAAACTAACTTAACAACATTCTTGAGTTGGCCGCGATTGAAGCCAGCAGGTGACCACCAGGCATCGTTTGTCTGGTCTGTGCGGGCACAAAGACCAGCAGTATCAGCGTTCAAAGGAACATTGATGTATTGGTCGTTGTAGCGGTCATACTGGCGCTTCCAGCCAGAATCCATAACGGCGTATGAAGTGTTACGGTTAATATCGGTTTGACGATAATCAACTACATCCGCAGCTTCACTGCCAGCGTTGTTGTATACAGCGGCAAGGGGTGGTGATAGGAATACAACGCAATCTAAACGAGCTAATGCTACGTTATCGATTACGTGATTTACTACTGCGGCCGCGTGACCACCGGTTAGGACAAGTGAAATATCAACAATTTCTTTGTTTGCAAACAGGCTGTAAGCATCTTGTAGATCGCCAGTTGTCGGCGTAGCAACATTACCACCACGTAAGTCCAAAACTAGCGCGTCTTGGCCAGCGGTTTGACCATCTTGTTCTGTACCATCGAATGCAGTTGCAGAAGTAGCACCCCAGTTTCTACCTGATGGGTGATTCATCCACCAGACATATTGTGATTGTTGGTTGAGAACTTCCTTGTAGTAGTTGTTTGTACCATCAGCCAGTTTGTTACCAACCTGCTTAGAAGCAAAGGCAAATCTTTCAACTACTGTATCGACCGCACCAGAAAAAAGACCAAGTGTATCGATAACTACAATGTGTAGTTCGTCATTCGAACAACCAGCCGCGGTGGCCTGGGCACTTGTGCCAGGGGCACCATCAAAGAATGAAGCATATTCCCAGCCAGCGAACGAAGTTGCGTCGGCATATTGAACTTCAAGGCTATTGCCATAAAGACCAGGGTATTTAGCAGCTACATCACCATTCGGGGTACCACCGTTTGCATAAGTGGCTTCATAAGCGTCTTGATTGGGAATGTAAACACCGCTACCTTCAGAGGTAGCATTCTCTGCGGCTGAGCCTACAGCACGAACAAGCTGAAGGTTGTTGCCATATGCCAAGAAGTTGGCAGCAGTGAACCAGTCAGTAGTGTTTAATGGTAGACCAAAATACTTGCGTAGTTCATTTTCTGAACCTACGGTAAAAATTTCTTCTACAGGACCCCAGTTAAAGGTACCAACAAACGCGCCTGCCGAAGTCGATACGGCTGGAATAACGTTTGTTAGATCCTTTTCTGCTACTAGGACACCTGGCGATAATTGAAAAGCCATATTCTTCTCCTCGTTGTAAACTTGACAATATTAACTTGTCGTTTTATGTTTTATGC